TATTCCAATAGCTTCTACCATCTGTTAAAAATTCACTAAAATCATATACGTCATAAAGTTTATAATCCATATTTTCTCCTAAAATAACTAAAAGAGGTTTTTGCTCAAGGAGACAAAAGTTTATGTACGTTGCCGCCCGGAGCAACCCTCTTTAGAAATAGTATTCCTGTCTTTTTATTATTTCATAGTCTTCTATTAAAAGTTGAACACTTATATTCCCTTGCCAAGCATTTAATGCGCAAGTACCAACTACATTAATTTCAATAAAACCAGATTCACTATATAGTTTATTAAATTCATTTTCATTTGATTTAAATTTAATCAAACTCACGCCATTTGGAAGCATAATTTTGAGTGTCGGGTTTTTATCTTTAGACATAAGCTAAATATTATCTTTAGTTATTTTTATTTTTTCAAAAGCTATTAAAGGTTCACTTAAATTTTGGCCCCATAAATCATCATGGGTGGCTAATTCCAAAAGCGTTGAATAATAGTTATCTGAAGGTTTAAAAATAAAATCTACAAAATATGTTGGTATAAAATTTAAATCTGTTAATTGCGCATCTGTATATTTAAGAAATGGCAAGATATTTTCTTTTTTGAAGGAAACGCCGAAAGCGCTCTAATGCCCTTCTTGGAAAATTGCAAGTTTAGTGTCGGCAATTAAATCTTTAAAATTTCTTAAAGGGGAGTTAGCAAAATTTCTTCCTGAGCCAGTATATTTATCATCTATTTCATTGAGAATAAGTGTTGGGCGCTAATACTCATTGGCTATTTCATTTGCGATTAAGCCTGTTAAATTTTTATTGGCTTCTTTTTCTTTTGGTAAACAAATTACTAAGATCTTGTGCACTAATAATGAATTTGTCTCGATTAATTGACGGATATAATTAAGATGTTCATCGCGCTCATTTGTCTAAGCCTTTTTCACATTAGCACATAAACGCACCGCTTGTGTTACTATTTTTTCTTGCTATCCTTTTTCTCCTCGCTTAGTGGATGGAATTAAGTTATTGGCACAATGATTTAGCATAGACTCAAATAATATTTTTTTATCATTTAAGCTACCAACTCGTGTAACCGCATTAACAAGTGGCACAAGATAAAATGCGATCTTATGCTAAGTAATCTCATTTGTGAAATGGAATTGGTCTTTTTCAATAATACCCTTAATAAAAGGATTATTAATCTAAGATAATCCAATGCGTATAAGTTCACGAGTTTCACATTGGCGGATATCCATCATATCCGCAATAAGGCCAGTAGCTACAAGGTCTTCCAAGCCATTTACCATATTCTAATTTAATAACTAATCTATGCGGCAACAAAACTTATAAGTAATTCCAACTCCACATAAAGTTTTATTTGGATAATTATCTAACTAATTATTGACAACACAAGCATATGGAGATACATATTCAGCCTCATGATGATCTAAAATAATAATATCAATTCCTTTATCATAAAATTGTTTATGGATATTGTACTCATTGCTACTTGCATCTGGAACAATGATAAATTTTATATCATCTGGTACAAAATCTAAATCTATACCATGTTCTTTGCGCTCATGTAAGCCCCACACTAAACAATTTTTAACCCAATAGGGGAATAGTTTATATAAATAATTAATTAATAATGCTGCACTTGAGAAGCCATCATAATCAGAGTCAACTTGAAGATATGCTTTATCTTTCGCGGCAATATGCTAAATAAGTATTTTAATGGCCGTATCTATATTATTCAAGAGCAAAGGGTCTAATATATCTGTAGTGTTTGTGTTACAATAATGTTCTATATCATGAATAGGTATTCCGCGATTTAAAAGTACCTATTCTATTGGAGATAAATTATTATTTATCTAATTGATTAAAGTATAATTCATAAAAGTATCCTCTCTTTCCATAGCTGTAAGAATTTATCTTTGCCTTTGTCTATGGGAGAATCTTTATAGTCTGTAATCATATTTTTATCAAAAATAAAACTAATTTTTATATCATTATGGTATTTATTCCATAGTTTTAATAAATTATTTTTTAAATGAAGGAACTCTGTATCACCAATGGTTTTAAATTGGCGGTCAAAGGCTATTACGATCTCTTTAGCTCCTGCTCGCTGCAATAGCCCTATTTGGTACGCAGATAAATTACTTCCACAACAAGCTACAGAAATGTCATGGTCTATTCCAAAATAAGACTTAAATAATAATGTAGATTTTTCACTTTCAAATACGAAAGCGATATTCATTTGCGCTATATTGTCTTTTGAATTGTTTAAATTATATAAATTTAAACCAAGAGGATGGTTATACATTTGGCCATTAATAATTAATGGTCTATATTTACCATATAAATCACAATCCTATTGGCACATTGAGCGCCCTCTTAACCCAATAAAATTTCCATTAAAATCATAGTGAGGTATAGAGATTTGGTCTCCACCAAGATAATAACCTATGCGCGCAGATTTTATTGCCTCTTGGCTGATGCCATCATTAAGCCATGGTTGTAATTTTAAAGAATAATTTAATTTGTCTAAAATATCTGGATTATATCTTTTTAATTCAATGAAAGAAAATGATTTATATTCTTGATTTTTTTGTTCTTCTTTTTTATCTAAATAAAGAGAATCAGATACTAAATTAAAATCAAAAACATTTTGTTCAATTTTACCAGATAAACCAAAATATGAAGCAATATATCGCACAGCTTCATTTAATGTAAAATGCTTATGTTGCTAAATATTCATTACTCGACAAACCAAATCAAAAATATCAAATGTTGGTTCATCGCACCCAGTATAACATCTAAACAATTTAGAATTTTCATACCAATATAATTTTCTACTTCCCATTCCAGGAGGGTTATGGCAAATAGTTGTGCTTATGATACCAAAAGATGAATATTGGGGCTCACCGCCCCATTCAAAGAGCAAATTATAAATCTACTCTTTAGTAAGTTGTTCTTTTATTTCTGTTTTATCATAGTTAATCATTAGAAAGTTAATACTTTTGCGCAAATACCCTTAATTCCATATTCTTCATTGACGATTTTGCATAGATACTCTTGGATGTCTGCGGTTTTATCCTTTCCCTTACGCATCTTTAAATACGTTTGAACCATTTCCGGAGTCATTTTATATTCAAAAGTGTTATTATTTTTCATTTTTTTCTCCTTTTTAAAATGCAGAACGCGGTTCTACATCAATTTTTAAATCTTTTATTTCGACCATTTCATAATTATATGTAGTAGCGAACATAGGCTCTACTTTGCATCGACCTAAATTCGCTTTACACCATAAATAAATTCCTTTATAGCGCCCTCGTCTATTTTTATAAATGGACAACTTCAATGTTGGTTTTTCAAAAATATTTGTATTTAATATAGACTCTAATGATTGTATATCTTTCTCTGTGGTGGGCAAGAGGACACTGCCCATATCAATTTTCCTTTATACTCTATATTTCTATAAAGAGTAGACTATATCTTCACCATAAAATATATAATATATTTTTTAGGTGTCTCGCACTTCGAGATAATTAAATATCTCTACACCGCGCCACCGGTTAGTCGTTGAACCTTCTCCTATTCAGAGCTTGGCTGCTGATTACCCAATCCATATAATTTTTAAGCATTCACAGTTAAGTATATTTCATCTTTATGTTGTAGCTTATATGGCTCTTAGGGCTTCCCAGCAATTCACGAGATAATAATCTTAAATATTTCTATTTAAGACGACTGTTTCTAAATTTTTATAAAAATTTGTCCAATCGGCAATTGACTTTGCGCCTCTCAAAAGATTTTGGTCTGGCGTTTCAGATTCCAAATATGATGAATTAAGCTGAGTGGCGGAAATGATAAAAATTCCATATTTATTACAAATATCTTTTAATCTAATTGACATCATAAATAAAATATTATCTTCACGCAATTTAACGCCACCACTACGGCGAGTAATTTCTTCAAGGATTTTCATTGATGTATGTATATAATCTAAACATACATACCGTATATCTTTATCTCTAATATTACGAATAATAGTATTTTCTATATCCTGCAAAGAAAAATCCGGCATCATTTCTATATATAAAGGGCTCTGTTCTAAGATATCAATAGCTTCTTGAATGCGTTGTTCTTCATTCCCTTCATATTTACCATTAAGCAAATGGTCTTCATCAACATCTGCAAGAAATGCAAGCATCATTGTTTGCACTTCTCCAATATCTTGCTCTGTAGTAATAAATAAAGTTGGTTCTTTTGTGCCATTATTAATCCAAGAACCAAATTGTTCATTATATATACGGTTACAGGCGAAATTGCATGCGTCCGCCACAAGGGTACGTGATTTGCCGATCCCTGTGGGGGCTGACCGCAGATAAAACTTTCCAAGTCTTGCGCCTCTTGTAATCGTGTTAATCATTGATCCATATAAAGGTATACCTACTTCAGGAGTCTTTTTTAAATTTTCAATTAATTCTCTTGCCCCCTGCGCAGCTTGTACCACATCTTCATCATAATTCTCGACATATTTAGCTCTAATTTCGCTAATCTTTGCATCAACTTTTGTTGCCAATTGTTCAAGTGTTGAATTATCTAATTGGTCCTCTTGGAGTTGTTTCTTTTTAGTGTCTAATATATTATCTGGGTCATAAATATCAGATACATCTATGCCGCATTTATCATATTCGCGCAACAACGTCATTTTTTTTAGGCGGCCATAATAATAATCAAAAGACTCAGATATTGCAACATTTGATGCTCGTTGTAGCCATTCATCGCCTTTATTTTTTTCAAAGATTGCTTTTACTTTTGGCCTAGTATCTAAGAAATCTGAAATTGTTGAAATATTAATTGAATAAGAGCCTAAATTATATAAATTATATATGATACCAAAAGCTATACGATGAAATTCATCAGGAAAATCTGCTTCTGTTATATGATATTTATCTGTAAAATTTAATAGTTGAGGATTATTATATACATTTCCTATTACTTGTATAATACTGGTTGTATCTACATATTTAGAGGCCATCTACTTCATCCTTCCATATAGCAGTAAAAGGCTATTTTATTTTTGGGCGAATAATTGGAGATTGAATTGTAATATTCTCTATTTCTGGTGCTTTAATATTTATATTTGTATTTACTTCTTGCGCAAGCCATAAAGAATAATAATAATTATAGGCATCATTATAGATATAGGGTAAAAAGGCAATAGAAGGCCTTGTAACATCTACATTAAATTTTTTTGTTATTTCTATCCCATAGATTAAAGCTTTTAGCATCCCAGAGTAAGAATAATTATAATTTTTAATATAAGTTTTTATTTGCTTTTGTATATTTGGCGGCACGTAATCCATATTATATAAACTTTCTATATATTTAGCAAGTTTTTCTTCATCAGTTAGCTCTCTTTTATCTTCTGCCTCTTGGCATGCTTTGTGCGCATATTTGCCCTCTTTAACCATAATGCAAATATCTTGATTTCTTCTATCCATTGTTTGTTTGCAATATATGCAAGTAACAGTATCCATTGGGTCTATAATCTCTGGCGCAACGTAAGTAGGATCTATCTCCGCTTGGCGCAAAATACAGGACGCATGAGCATAACGTCTTGAAGCAACTAGCCCATAAGCATATTTATCTCTATCAAATTTCTATTTACAGATTTGACAAATTACATTATGTGACAATTTATTCACCCCCTACTATATAAATATTATATCATATTTTTTTAAAAAAATCAACTCAAGGCAGCGAGTCTTGAGTTGATTTAACTATTATATTTATTTTAGAAGGGTTGCTTTAATTTCATCTACAATAAGGAAAATAAGTTCCACTTGGTCTTGACTGGCGTCAGAAACTTTTTTACCTTTGCCTAAGTACTTATCAATAATTTGAGTAATTCTTGGCGCATAATAGGTCTGATTTTCAGTCATTAATTTACCAACGATTTGCTCAAATTCGCTCATAAGAGCATCATAATCGTAAACGGGGCCCTCTTTAATATTTTCTCTTTCTTGAGTAACATAATTATAATTAGTTTCTTGAGCTTCTTTATCAATAGCATCATTAAGAGCTTTTACCAAATCTTCATAACTAAAAGGAATGGTTGGAGAAATTTGGCTAAATCGAGACTTACACTCAACGCTTTCATCTGGAGAACGTAAAATCAATGTGCGTTGACCGTTATTTACATCAATATATCCCATAATATCGCTCATATTTTTAATAATCTCATTATAGGCTGTTGAACAAGAAGGAACAATTTGATTATATTCAGAACCATCTTTACGTTTAAAGGTTTTATCTTTACTATGGGAAATAAATACTACCGCGTATCCTTTCATAGTAATGGAACGGAATGTAGTTTCCCATTCGCGTTTAGCTTTTGCCCAGCCATTGGTAGACCAGCCACCATCGCCAATGTTTTCAATTCCTAATTGATTGCAGATATATTTTTCACAAAGCTACGAGGCGATATCCACAGTATCTACAACGACTGTGGAAAACATTTGCTTAACGTCCGGGTCATCAAGCTATCTAAGTACTTGTTTCATTTCCAATTTTGTTATCATAAGGCTTTTTATCCTTATTTCTAATACTTCTTTTTCGTATTAGTTCAGCATATCTTTTCACCATTTTTATAGGTGTAGAGTCTCGTGGAACTTTATTTCTTTAAAATTATTTCTGTAAATTTATCATATTTTCTTTTCATTCGAAGACATTTGTTATCATAATATAGAAGATTATAAATACTTTCAGAAGCTCGTTTTCTATATTTAAAGCTATAATTAATATTACATCTATTATCTATTTTAATTTTTACTCTTGGAATATTATTCTCTTCAAAATAATCAATAACCTATTCTAGAATTTCTTTATTATGGCTTGTTAAGCTAAAACCTACAGTTTTAGTGGCTTTTTCTACCCATATACATCCATCTCCATCAAAGTATCCTCTAATAAAATCTGGATAAAACTGTTTATCTAATTTATCCGGTATTTTTGCAAAGCCTGTTTTATTAGGAATTACATTGTATAAGATTAAATCTTTTTTAATCTAACTACTAATACATTGCCATCTACAAATTTTTTGTTTTCCATTGTTTTGTGTGTAATAGGCAATTGGAGAACCACCTATTTCTTGATAAAACAACTCTAAAAAATCTGCATCAATCTCAGAAAGACAAATCTATATACGGTTTTCTTTTTTGCTAACATTACCATCTGCCATTAAAAACCCTAATAAATAAGCCATATTACTATTTTGTTTAGAAAAATATTCATGATTTACTTTATATTTTCTTTTCAATTTATCTGATTCTTTTTTCTTTTGAGAAACATATAAAGCTTCTTTCTAATTTCTTAAATGAATATCCACATTATGATCTTGAAAATACTTTTTTAATGTATTTTTATTATGATGATATTTTTTACATATATCTGCCATTGAAATTCCATTATTATAATCTGTTAATATATTATTTAACTCTTCTTCTGATAAATTAAGTTTAGGCATCTTACTGAACCTCCTAAAAAATTTTAAAGTTTATTTGTTCTATGCGTTGCGCGTGTTAATGCTTTTAAACAAAAACTTCCGCTCTGATTCCCATCTCAGGGTTCCAGATTTTTACTCTATTTAATTACTCTTTTGTTTCCAAAAGAGAGGGCAAAATTATTTACCCCATGACGTAATGTCCTAAGCAAAAACGCCCGGGATTGCATTATAACCCTTTTCAAAAGCTAAAAGTAATGGTTTTGGCATCTTCGAACCGAGTGTAGTCTTTCCCGAACCACCAGGGCCATACAAATAAGTAATATAGCCGCTTAGGTCTTTTGATACCTTATGACCAGTTAGCTGTTTAAGATTAATAGCCATTAGAAGTTACCTCCTTCTTAGAAATTGAAGGAGGACTTACTAGGAGCAGCAGAGGCTGCATTACGAGATGCCTGATATTCATCTTGTCTCTGCTTAATTGTTGCAAGATAAGTCTCACGATTAGTCATTGCTTCAGCAAGCTCTTTCGCAAGAATAGTATCTTCGCTATCCCATTCATATGGATCAGCAGCAGCACCAGTGATAACGAAATCCTTACGAGAACTCTGAGAAGACTGCACATAATCTTCACCAAAAGCAGAAGTTACATGAGTTTCATGCACCACAGTCTCAGAAACCTGGCGGCCCCAAACCTGAGTAAAGAAAGGATTTGCGTTAGAGATATTCTGATCTTCAAAATAGCTAATTGCATTAGGATTCAACACTGTAAAATCAACAGGAAGAATAGCCTTACGGAAATCAAAAATAACGCCATGAATGATAGCCTTTTCAGGAGTACCTCTATCAGGATCAGCATCAATATGACGCACCTGATTGATAATCATATCACATCTAAAAGTATTTCTCTTCTTTTCGTCTTCATCAAGAGTGTCAACAATATTAACAAAACCGCCTTCATTGCGCATAGTGCTTACAAGTTCTTCCTTACCACTGCGGCTAGAGAAAAATTCATTAAGGCCAAGAGCAGAACGAATAGAAATCTTATTTGCAACATCCTTGCCATCAGCCATAATGGTCTTATAAGTGCCGTTAATAATGCTGTTAAGCACATTAAAAGTGGCATTGGTATTGCCGCTAGAAGTGGTAGCGGTCACATAAGTAAAATGAACAGGAACGATATTGGTACAAGCGTTATCAGTAGCTACATCAAGAAAACCAGTAATATACTCTGTTCCAGGATGAGCACTATTCTAACCAGTAACTTTCTTTTCAAGTCTACTTTCATAAATAAATCCAGAAATATTAGTGTTATTTACCATATTCTTCATAATAATTTTTTCTCCTTTTATTCAATAATTACATTTTTACCTAAATCAGTTAAACAATAAACAACTGGGTCAGTGCTTACCTTATCAACATATCCATCTGTGACAAGTTTTCGCATTGCGCCAGAAACTGTGCGGCCAGAAATAAAGAGGCCTTCTGCGACATCATTGGCTCTCCATGTTTCTTGCTCAGTATGCTCCTTAAGATATGCAAGAATCAACTTACCGTTATCAGTAAAAGGAGGCTTTTCTTTTGTATGCTCTGTCTTAAAAACATTCCAATATTCTTGAATATCTTCAGACAAAGAAGAGAAATCAACAATTTTTTCTAATTCTATAATAAAATTTTTCTTGCTAAGCATTTTAAAAACTCACTTTCCTTATTTTCTATATATATTATATCATATTTTTTTATAAAAATCAATCAATTAATAATTAATTCCTGTGCATAAGGAAGAGCTTCAATCCACTTGCAAAAAGTATGCCACTCAGTAAGCTTATGCCCTTGGCGCTGGTGATAGATATTGCGTAAAGTTTCATAATTACAAGTCCAAGTACGTTTTTGTTGCCAGCTCTCAGGAAGCCAACGTACTAATTCTTTCCAATAGCGCTTATCGTTGGTTTCATTATACTTTTGGCGCAAAAATTCAAGGTATGGGATTAATACCATTTGTACAACATCATTGTCAATAGGATGCTTTAAATCTGATCTCTGGGCATCATAATCATAAGGGACTAAATCAAGATCGTCAGTTTCAAAACATTCTAAGGTGATTGGCGATGAAGTGAGCTTATGCATTGTGCTGGTACTGTTAGAAACGGTCGCAATTTTATATGTGTCAAGCTCTTTCCAAACATATAATGGCGCGGTCACATCAACACTTACGAAAATTTGCCGTAAAAACTTACGATGTTCTGGCCCGCCATTAATAAGGGTTCTAGCCAACTTCATATCATTATGCCCGATTGCAATGACTTCTACATTTTCTATTTCTTTATGAAAAATTACTTTATTACGAAGTGCATCAATAGCTTCTTCATCATCAATAATAAAATCAAAATTTGGATTTTCTACTTCTAAATAATTCTATAGCCAATCCTCTAATTCATAATCATCATAAATCCAATCTTCACGTTCTGTATAAAAAAGGCTATCACTTTTCTCCCAGCTATTCTTGGGGTTTCTCATCCCACGAAAAGCTCCTTCAAAATTAAAAACCTACGTATTTTCAAATTTCATTTTCTTCTACTCCTAATGTATACCCAATAATATTTGTATGTAGCCTATTTAAAAATGATTCTAATTCATCTATAACAAATTTTTGTTTGATAAATTCATTTTTATGCTGAATATCTAAAAAAACTGAATAAGAGACACATTCAATTTTTCCAAGGCCATATTCTCTAGCCTTTTCTTCCATTGCTTTTGGCATACTGCATACGACAATTGCATTATTCATTTTTGCGTATTCCAGAAGGCGTTTGGTTTTGCCATTTCCTCTTGGGCCAATTTCTCTTTTCACTTTTCATTCTCCTTATAGTCTAAGCCACTATAATATAGGCCATTATTTTTTATTTCAGCGATATATTCGTTATTCTATTCAGCGATATAATATGGTGACCAATCAAAAGGCGGCAAATACCAATTATAATAACGACCATTATTATATCCTTCTTTATAAGCTTCATTAAGCAAATTATTTAATTCTGCTTCTGTAAATTCTATTTTATTGTTTTTATTTTTAATAAAAGCTCTAACCATTATATTATGAGCCACCTTTCGTCATATTATATCCGTATTCTTGACTTTTATAATAATTTATCCAATAAATTTCTTCTTCATTTAACTTACTGCGTTCGCATTCTTCTAATACTTCAAAAGAAAAATTTTCTACGCCATCCGCTTGCATTGCTTTATATAATAAATTAGATGGAGCGTCAATACCTAAACCGCATTTAACATGTTGCTTAAAGCGCTCGGCTAAATCAACAGACTAACCAATATAACGTTTTCCATTTAATAGGTTCGTAATACAATAAACTCCAATATGAGCTCCAGGCCCAATGATGCGATTAATTAATTCATTGGTCAATTGGCGGAAATAGCCTTCCCAAATAATCTTATTTATTGGACGAGGATTGCGCATAAAAGGGATAACTTCTTTTAAACGCTTAATTTCATTAAGGTCTGTTTCTTTTATAAGTAATTTATATTTATTATTGCTTTCTTTCTTTTCTTCATCGCGCTAATTGGCAAGGCGCGCTGCATCTGCTTTTGAGCGCTCAGAAGCGATTGCGCGCTCCAACAATGATTTCTACTCTTCTAATTTTTTTATATGATTTGAGAAATTAGCAGTATAATCAGTTAATACTCTACGATATTCTTCATCGTATTCTCTATGCTAATCTTCTATCCATTGGGATAGACGCTCAGCTTCGGCATTAATGCCATCAGCCATATGTTCATAAAGAGTGTCCTAAAAATTCTATGTAGACTATTTTATTAGTTCTTGCTCATGAGATAAAGTATCTTGGAGATTTTCTCTTGTTAATTCTAAACGTTTCACTTCATCACATAGTTGCAAGCTTTTTGTATTTAAAGTATTAAATAGACTTTGTTCATTGTCTATCTGTTCTTTTAAATCTTTTAATTCTTTCAGGTATTCTTGTTTTTGCTATTTGTCCTAATATCTTCGTTTTAGAACAAATGGCAACATACATAAAATACCAAAAGTCAATCCAATAAATATCATTAACATAATAGAAATAAAAGGGGTAGATTAAGTCTACCCCTTTAAAAGCTTAAGAATTACTGTGCGTCAACAGCATCCAAATCCAGAGCGTAACCAGCCTCAGTCAGCTTCAGAAGCTTAATGGGGGAATGGGTTCCATCAGGATTCTCGACCTCAGCAGCAACACGGACGCCATAGCCCTTCTGCTGAATAGCAGAAGTATAGCAACCATCTACCTACCGCTTCTCAAGACCGGTAGCAGCAGCCACATCAGCAGCAGTCAGGTCCTCACCCTTGTGAGCCTGCAAAAATTCAAAAACAATCTTACTATTAGCACTCATAGCCATAATATATAATCTCCTTTATAAATAAGTTTTTTATTGTGTATATTATAGAAAAATTTTTTAGAAAAATCAATCTGTTACGCCAACAGGTCCATTACCATTTCATCAATAGCCATAATATCTTCAATACTTTTCACATGACTTGACAATTCTGCAATTTTACGTTGAGCATCTTTAATTTCTTTTTCATCTTGACTAGCTTGCATAATGCGTTCATACTTTGCAATCTTTTCAGCAAGCTGTTTAATTTCTTTTCTTTTCATTAATATTTTTCTATCCTTTACATGATAATTATATAAAAAATTTTTTAAAAAATCAATGAGTAGTTACTA